AGTTGATCTATTTGTTCCATCTGATTCTGTGACATACGGAGTCAAGTACGACAATGGATTCTTATTGATGGATACTACTAAACTTCCATTTGCAAGTCATGTTAAAAATCTTTCTATAGAACTTGAGATAGGCAGAACATATGTATTTGATCAGACAGATTTGACAAACTCTGCTAAAAGATTACAGATATACACGACATCAGATCCTTCTACAGATGTTCTAGTTGCAGGACAAGTTACAGCAGGCACATTGGGAGGTTCTGGTGCGAAAACGACCTTTACTCCAACTACTACGGGCACTAATGCTGTAGCCCCTGGCGAATATTACTACAGAACTGATGACGGCACAGAGTATGGAACGATAACATTAGTTGCTTCTAGAATTGATAATGTAGAAGCATATGACGCATTAGCAGATAACACCACAGTGGGAACTTTCGCTGATAATCTAATAGACTTTACTGAAACTAATCCATTCGGAGACTTAGACCTCTAATGTACGGTACTCATTTTTACAACGAATCAACGAGAAGATATGTAGCCGTATTCGGCACGATGTTTAACAATCTTCAAATCGAAAGAAAGAGCGGATCAACTTCAGTTCAAAAGATGAAGGTGCCTATTAACTATGCACCCATGCAGAAGATTCTTGCTAAACTAGAACAAGATCCGAATCTCAATGCTCCTGCAATTACTTTACCAAGAATGTCATTTGAAATTACTGGTATGAACTACAGTTCTGAGCGAAAACTAACCAGTTTGACGACACAGGTTAAAGGGTCACCGACTTCTGATGGAAGAGTAAGTACGATGTTTGCTCCTGCCCCGTATGATATAGAATTTCAACTAAACATCATGACAAAATACAATGAAGATGGAATGAAAATTCTTGAGCAAATATTACCATACTTTAAGCCAGATTGCACAGTAAGCGTTAAGATGATAGACGAGTTAAACACTTATGTCGATATTCCAGTTCTGTTGACTGGTGTATCGCAAGAAGACACATATGAAGCAGACTTTCAAACACGAAGAGCGTTGATTTGGACACTTAACTTTACAATGAAAGCATTCTTCTTTGGTCCAACATCTCCTAAGAAGCAAATTAAGTTTGTTGATGTTGATTTGTATCCCGATCTTCCACCAATAACTGCGGGTGGAGAGCAACTAGATATAACCCCTGCTGTCCCTCAGGCACTATCTGGATTAACTACGGGTACTAGCTATAGAATATATGATCTAGGTAGCGGTACAAGTAGTGAAAATCAAACAGCTTGGAACACATATCTTAGCACCACCTCAGTAGTTTACAAAATAGGCGGTACATTTACAGCACCAGCAAACCCAGCAACTAATGCCCCTGCGGGAGCAACAGCAACCCCTGTCCCTGCTGATATAAACGAGAATGATAGTTGGCAAGGAATGACAATTATAACAGATATTGAAAATACATAAAGGTATGTTATGAATGATGAAATAGGTAAAAGTCTAGGACTTGAGCCTCTGAATGATGTAGTTGAAGGGAAAGTGATTGAAAGAACAGTAGTTCCCACTGACGACAAGATAGATAAAGATTATGAGTATGCTAGAAGCAACTTCTATAATGTAATCGAATCTGGAACAGAGGCGTTAGAGCAAATGCTCGATGTAGCAAAAGCATCAGAGCATCCGAGAGCATATGAAGTCGTATCGACTATCATGAAGACGCTTGTTGACGCAAACAAAGACCTTGTTAAGATGTCTACTGACAAGATTAAAGTGGAGTCAGAGAATATTGAGACAGCACCTAAAGGTCTGACCACTAATAACAATCTGTTTGTTGGCTCGACAAATGAACTACAGCAGTTGTTAAAGGACATGAAAGAAAAAGATGAGTAATATGTTAGATCGTGGATATAATGGAAACATCAATCTGAAGAGAAAGGGTACTCCTATCGAGTTTACTCCAGATATGGTTGGTGAATTCATCAAGTGCGCTCAGAATCCAACATACTTCGCAGAAAAGTATATTCAAATCGTTCATGTGGATAGAGGATTAATACCTATCGCATTGTACGATTATCAGAAAGAGATTGTTGAAAAGATAACAAACAATCGTAGAGTAACAGTTGTAACATCAAGACAGGCAGGTAAAACGACAACCGCTGTTGCTGTGATTCTACACTATGTTCTATTTAATGAGCATAAGACTTGTGCTTTACTTGCTAACAAAGGTGATGCGGCTCGTGAGATTCTAGATCGAATCAAGATTGCATACGAAGCGTTACCTAAATGGATGCAACAAGGCGTAATGGAATGGAACAAAGGTTCTGTTGAATTTGAGAATGGATGTAAAATTATTGCTGGCTCAACTTCATCAAGTGCGATTCGTGGTAAATCGATTTCGTTCTTGTATATTGATGAGACTGCTTTCGTAGAGAACTGGGATGAGTTCTTTGCATCAGTGTTTCCAACCATTTCATCTGGTGAGACTACAAAGATGTTGTATACATCGACACCAAATGGTTTGAATCACTTTTATAAAACTTGTCAGGGCGCAAAAGAACAAACCAATGGGTTTGAGTATGTCGAAGTGCCGTGGCAAAAAGTGCCTGGTCGTGACGATGCTTGGAAACAAGAGACACTTGCGGCTATGGACTTTGACAAGCAAAAGTTTAATCAGGAATTTGAGTGTGGATTTTTAGGCTCTTCGGGTACGTTGATTGATGGAAGCAAGTTAAAGATGCTTGTTACTCAGCGACCAATAGCCGAAACTCCACAGATGAAAGTATATGAGCAACCACAAAAAGATCATATCTACTGTCTTATTGCAGATGTGTCTAGAGGGAAGGGGTTGGATTATTCGGCATTTCATGTTATAGATGTAACTACGATGCCATATAGACAAGTATTTGTGTATAGAGATAACACAATTACTCCTATTGATTATGCGAGTACGATACACAATGTACTCAAAAAATATAATGATGCTTATACATTAGTCGAGATCAACGACATTGGTGGGCAGGTGACAGACTTACTGCATCATGAGTTCGAATGCGAAACCATGTTGCTAACAGAAAGCGCAGGTAGATCGGGTAAAAGACTATCGACTGGGTTTTCGAAAAATGCAGATAAGGGTATTAGAACAACAAAATCAGTTAAAGCAGTTGGTTGTAACATGATTAAGATGCTGATTGAGCAAGATCAGATCATTATTAATGATTTTGATACTGTAAACGAGTTTTCGACCTTTTCACGAAGAGGGAAGACTTATCAAGCAGAATCTGGAAGACATGATGACTTAGTTATGGGTTTAGTTCTTTTTGGATGGATGTCAGATCAAGCATTCTTCAAAGAAATGACTGATATAAATACAGTAGATAAACTAAAACAACGAAATGAAAATGATATGATTGAAAGCCTACTTCCCATAGGGTTTAATAGTTATGACCATGAAAAACAAAACGAAGGGGTTAGCATGAGTGTATCTGATGATGACGATAGCTGGCTGCTCTAAAACTAAATTATTATAAATATAGCTTATAAACTATTACAACAATAAAGGTTTATAACTTAGAATAAACAAGGAGAAACAAATAATGGCTTTTCAACTAAGTCCAGGCGTTAACTTCAGTGAAATAGACTTGACAAATGCAACAGCGGCTGTGGGAACAACCGAAGGTGCAATTGCAGGTGTATTCCGTTGGGGGCCTATCAACGAAAGAAAACTTATCACATCAGAAACTCAACTAGTTGATGTTTTTGGCGAACCATCAAGTAGATTCAGAACTCCAGCCACCAACACCGACTTTTGGACTAATCACGAAACTTTTTATACTGCGGCTAACTTTTTAGGTTATAGTGACGCTCTTTATGTTACTCGTGTAGTAGAGACTGGTAATGCCGATGCTGACAAAAATGCGGCTATCGCAAGCGGTGGGTCATCGAATAAGATTAAAGCAAAATACTACGGTGAGTTAGGTAACTCTCTTGACGTATCTTATTGCTTTGGTGACGCAACAGGTAAAGCAGAATTTGCCGGTGGTGCTGTTGGTTCATCAAAACTTACAATTCTTAATGGTAATAAAACAGCACAAGTAACTGGTGGTGCTTCTATTGGTAGTTTCGCAAAAGGCGATAAAATTATCGTGCAAGATGGTAATGACGAAACTATTCAAGAACTAATTTTGGCAAGTACCCCCTCACCTTCTACTGGTGCGGCAAGAAACAACGGCGAGCAGGTGATCAATTTTGCCGCCCGAACAACTGGTACTACTGAAGGCGTGGTTGTTCATGACCCCGCAGATGCAACTACCACTGAAAATACAAGCATTATTATTCTAGAAAATGCATCATCTGATGTAGCTGATGGAGATGTTGTAGTTATTACTGGTACAGCAGGTTCAATTCCAGTTGGTTTAACTGGTGGCAGAACATACTTTGCAATTACTGTAACTGCGGCAAATGATGGAACGGCAACAGGCGCTCCAAGTCAGTTTATTAAGTTAGCGGCTACTTATGAAGACGCAATCAATCATAGCGATGCTTCACCTAAAAACGTCTTGATCACTGCGGCGGCACCAGATGCGGCTACTCAAGCGGCAACAATAAATATTAATGCTCCTTCAAACGCTGATTTAACTTTCACTACTAAGTATACTGGTTTAACAAAAGGCTCAGACGGCTCTGGTACTAACTATTTGAAAGCATGGGGCGACAATGCGTTGTTTGACGCAGAACCCACTAGTGCCACAACTTGTCATATCGCAGTTAAAGATAAAGACGGTGCAATTACTGGTACAGCGGGTACAGTATTAGAAGTATTCGCAGATGTATCTGTTGTTGGTGGTGTTAAAAAGGCTGATGGTACTTCTAGCTTTATAACAGACATTTTGGAAGCTACTTCTAAGTGGATTAAAATTGATGAAGATGATGCACTTACATTCGATAACGCTTCAGTAAAATCATCAGACGAGTTATCTGGTGGTTCAGATGGTGAACCTGAAGATGCTATCGGTATCGGTCACTTAGCGTTAGGTTATGATCTTTATAAAGATGCAACTGAAGTTGATGTTTCATTCATACTTCAAGGTAAGGCTAGAGATGGAGCAACACTATCAAACTACATTATCGACAACATTGTAGAGTCTCGTAGAGATTGTGTAGCTGTGATTTCACCCGAATATGTAGCGGCACCAACAGCGCAAACTATCGTTAACTTCAGAAATCTTCTCACTTCAAGCACTTATGCGATTTGCGACACTGGTTATAAGTATCAGTACGACAAGTACAGCGATGTATATCGTTGGGTACCACTCAATGGTGATATCGCAGGTCTTTGTGCTAGAACAGATGATCTAAGAGATCCGTGGTTCTCACCGGCTGGCTACAACAGAGGCAGTGTTAAAAATGTTGTTAAGTTGAAGTTCAACCCTAATAAGTCTCAGAGAGATTTGTTATATAAGAATGGTGTTAACCCAGTAATCACTCAAGCGGGGCAAGGTACTGTACTGTTTGGTGACAAAACTCTTTCTGGAACTACTAGCGCATTTGATAGAATTAATGTTCGTAGATTGTTCATTGTTCTTGAAAAGACAATTGCCAATGCGGCTAAATCAACTCTATTCGAATTCAACGATGAGTTCACTAGAGCAACATTTAGAAACTTGGTTGAACCATTCTTGAGAGATGTACAAGGTAGACGAGGCATTTATGACTTTAAAGTCATCTGTGATGAGTCTAACAACACTGGTCAGGTCATCGACACAAACAGCTTTGTTGGAGATATTTACATCAAGCCGGCACGATCAATCAACTTTATTCAGTTGAACTTCGTAGCGGTAAGAACTGGTGTAGAATTCAGCGAAGTCGTTGGTGCGGCTTAATAAATATATTAAAAGAAAGGAGAAATAAAAAATGGCTTTCAATATAAATGAAATCAAAAGCCAACTGACCTTTGGGGGTGCTAAAGCATCCCTGTTTCAGGTAGCGATTACAAATCCTATTGATGGAGCAGGCGATCTTAAAACACCATTTATGGTACAGGCGGCACAGATTCCTGCGGCTGAACTTGGAGTGATTGAAGTTCCGTACTTTGGTCGTAAAGTTAAAATTGCAGGTGATCGCACATTTGCTGAGTGGACAGTTACAGTTATCAATGATGAAGATTTCTTGATTCGTAACGCTATGGAAGCATGGATGGCGGCAATCAACTCTCACGAAGGTAATGTTACTGCTGGCGTTGATTATAAGAACCAAGCACAGATTACTCAGTACGGTAAAGCAGGTAATGCACTGAGAACTTATAACTTTAATGGTTTGTTCCCAACCAATATTGGTGATATCACTATGGATTGGAACACTACTGATGAAATCGAAACATTTGAAGTAACATTCGCATATGATTGGTGGAACGTCTCTGGCGGTACTACTGGTGATGGCGGAACTAACGTATAATTGATAACGATAATTTAAGGGGAGAGTTCTCTCTCCCCCATAATTAGAGGATAAAGTATGGCTGAACTATTTGGGTTTGAGATAAAACGCAAGGAAGATAAAAAGACGGATAATATTCCATCTTTTATTCAACCGGGTGCCGAAGAAGGGTCTATTGATATTGCGGCAACTGGTACTGCGGCAAGCAGTTACCTTGACCTTAACGGAAGTGCAAGATCAGAAGCAGAACTTGTACAAAAATATAGATCGATGTTACAGCAACCTGAGGTTTCTCAGGCAATAGACGACATCGTGAATGAGGCGGTAACTATATCGCCAGACCAAAAAGTTGTGGAATGCGTTACTGATGAAGTCGATCAACCCGACAACATCAAGAAGAAAATCAGAGAAGAGTTTGACACTGTATTAAAGTTGTTAGACTTTTCTTCTACTGGTTACGATACTTTCCAAAAGTGGTATGTTGATGGAAGAATCAACTATCATGTTATGATTGATGTTAAGCAACCTCGAAAAGGTATTCAAGAGTTGCGTTATATCGATCCAAGAAAGATTCGTAAGATTAGAGAGTTTGAAGACAAGAAGACCGATGGTAGTGGTTCTAATAACGGAAAATTCCTAACAAAAGAGATTAAGAACGAGTATTACATTTACAGTGAGAAAGGTTTCTTAGCAACATCGAATAACATTCAGGCTCAAGCCGGTAATAATGATATTCAAGGCTTGAAGATTGCTAAAGACTCAATTGTAAATGCAAATTCAGGTTTGCTTAATGAGAACAACACATTAGTACTATCTCATCTGCAAAAGGCATACAAGCCTTTGAATCAGTTGAGAATGATGGAAGATGCTGTAGTTATCTATAGAATATCTAGAGCGCCTGAAAGAAGAATTTTCTATATCGATGTAGGTAATCTGCCTAAGATGAAAGCAGAACAGTATCTACGAGATATGATGACTAAGCACAAGAATCGCTTAGTGTATGATGCAAGTACTGGTGACGTTAAAGATGATCGTAGACATATGAGTATGACTGACGATTTCTGGTTGCCAAGAAGAGAAGGTGGAAAAGGTACAGAGATCACTACATTGCCTGGTGGTCAGAATCTAGGTGAACTAGATGATGTATTATATTTTCAGAAGAGATTATTTAAGTCTCTGAATGTGCCCATCTCTCGCATGGAAACAGATACTGGATTCTCACTAGGTAGAGCAACAGAGATATCTAGAGATGAGATTAAGTTTAGTAAGTTTATCAGCAGACTGAGATCACGATTCTCTA